AATATCCGTGGGTCGTCGAGAGTGTAGGGGAGTCAGTCGATACGATTGACAATAACGGTCGCGTCATCATGACACAGATTGATGTCACGCTGAAAGAATACGTTCCGTCATCACCGGCAGCAGGGGCAGTGCAAGGAGGGGTATGATGCAGCTGGACATTACCACAGAACAGCAAAATATCAATTTTGCGCCGAAAAGTACAATGGAAGAAGTAGCCCAGAATGTACGCATGGTGCTGACTACGTTGAAAAAGACCGTCCCGATGGACCGGGAGTTTGGCGTAGATGGAGAGTTGATTGATTTGCCGGTGGCCGCTGCCCAGGCGCGTATGACGGCCGAAATTGTCGATGCGGTACATCGGTATGAGCCTCGCGCGCGGGTGGTGTCTGTCGGATATGAGGGCAGCGAGCAGGATGGAGAGCTGCAGGCGAAAGTGAGGATTGAGGTTGATGGAACTTAAAAACCTGCCAGATATCATATTTGCAGAATCAGACCCACAGACGATCGAGGGAAACATCATAACGACCGTCGAGGGGCTGCTTGGGCGCAAACTGGCCCGCGCAGACCCGCTACGACTCTTCCTTCGGGGCATTGAAGCACTCATAATCCAGCAAAGGATATTGATCGACGCGACAGCCAAGCAGAACCTCTTGGCTTTTGCCACTGGCGAATACCTTGATCATATCGGTGCGCTTACCGGCACATATCGCCTGCAGCCGTCGGCAGCTACAGCAACGATTCGCCTGCAAGTATCATCGGCCAGAGGAGCAGCCACCCTGATACCACAAGGAACACGTGTGACGGCAGGAGATGGCACCCTGTTTGCCTTGGACGATGCGGCGGTCATAAAATCCGGCGAAATGTCAGTGGATGCAAGAGCTACATGTACGGAAACGGGGGCGAAAGGGAACGGATACTTGGCCGGAGAGCTAAACAGACTGGCTGATCCGGTGCCGTTTGTCGCAACGGTAAAAAATACGACTGCCAGCGCGGGCGGCGCGGATGAAGAGGATGATGAGAGCTTCCGGAAGCGAATCCACGAAGCGCCGGAACGGTATTCGACTGCTGGCCCTGTTGGAGCCTACGAATACTTTACGAAAGAGTCGAGCGCTTTAGTAACAGATGTATCAGTAGATAGCCCAGCACCGACGGAAGTGGTTGTATACCCTTTGCTGACGGGGGGAGAAGTGCCTGGGAGCGAGCTGCTGGAAACAATCAGCGCGGCGCTGAATAACAGGACGGTACGCCCGCTGACGGATAAAGTGACCGTAAAGCCTCCGACGAAGGTGACGTATAACGTAACAGTGTCTTACTGGATTGACAGAAGCGATGCAACCGAGGCGGCGAACATCCAGCGGGCGGCGCAACAGGCTGTAGCAGATTATGTGCTGTGGCAGAAGTCGAAGCTGGGGCGGGATGTAAACCCTACGGAACTTTACTACCGACTGCGCAGCGCTGGCGTCAAGCGGGCGGAAATCACAGAGCCGGAATACATGGCCATCACACGTGCGCAGGTAGCTGTAGCGGGCACGATAGGCGCAAGATTCGAGGGCTTGGAAGATGATTAAAGACTTAACAAGCATCAGCCTGCTTGACATTCTGCCAAGCAATCTGCTGGAGGATCCGCAAGTGTCAGCGGCGGCCAGAGCCTTAGATGTGGAGCTGCAAGCGGTGACGAGGGCAACGGCAGAGACGCTGCATTTACCGCGCCTGGATGAGCTGCCGGAGACAGTGGTAGACCTGCTGGCTTGGCAATGGCATGTAGATTTTTATGAGCCGCTAGGGCTGGATATTGCAACAAAAAGGCGGCTGGTTAAAGAATCGATTGCCTGGCATCGAACTAAAGGAACACCGGCGGCGGTCGAGAAGATGCTTAAAGCAGTCTGGGGAAGTGCCCATATTGAAGAGTGGTTCGAGTATGGCGGCTCACCGGGATGTTTCCGCGTCGACATTGCGACGACAGAAACGATACGAGAAGCAGATATACCAGTTGTCGCGAAGGCCATTGACACGAATAAGAACGCGAGGTCTTGGCTGGATGTTGTTAATTTTCGACGAGAGACAGAAGGAACGGCTTTTTTCGGTCAAGTATTATCACAAGAAAGTGCCTACGAAATCATCCCGCAGCCCATCCAGAACGCGCAAACTTCCACGGCTATCTACATTGGCGCAGGACTCACCATGGTGAAGTCGGAAGAAGTTGCGCCGAAGATCGCAAGCGACAGCACGGTGAATGTGCCAATAGGGATGACATCTATCCCTTATGTATGCAAGACTAATGAAATTTAGAAGGAGGAAAGGATATGGCGAACTGGAGCGGCGGCGTACTGACCGCAGCAGGCCGCGCCCTGCAGCTGAAAGTAGAATCTGGCACCAAGCTCGAACTGACAAAGATAAAGCTGGGCGACGGGAATGAGACGAGCGCGGAAGTAGACAATCTGACCGATCTCGTAAGCGCGAGGGCGGAATTGGCAATCAGCGCAGTAAAAGTGTCGAACGGACTCTGCAAAGTGACGGGCGTCATCCTTACAACAAATGTTGAAACGGGATTTTACTCGCGCGAATGGGGGCTTTTTGCAAAAGACCCGGATGCTGGCGAAATCCTGTACATGATCAGCCTGGATAGCAATCCAGACTACATCCCGCCGAAGAGCGCAGAACTGAAAGCGTCGGCGACGTATGCGATGAACATCGCGGTGCAGAATGCCAGCACCATCAAGGTAACGATAGATCCGGCCGGACTGGTGACGAATGCGATCCTGGCGGACAGCTTGGGCATTGTGCTGCGGAACACGGCCTACAAAGCCGGGGACTTGCTCTATGACACGCAGTTGCTACAGCACAACTTCAGGCTTGAGTGCGTGACAGCTGGCACGACCGGAGCAACATTGCTTGACTTATCGGCGGCAAAGCTGGGAGATCACATCAAAGACGGCTCGGCTGAATGGGTCGTGAACCGCCTTTACACATCGGACGGCGAATTTTTTGACATAAATGACACTGGAGACATCGAGCCGGCAGATGATCCGATTTACTCCGTGAATTTTGAGCTTGATGATAGCGGCGATATTATGCCGAGAGCATAAGAAAGAAGGAATAGCATGACAACGAGAAATTTTGTCCCGCGGGCGGCTGGAGAAGGCAGCTTGGGCACAGAAGCAAAACCATGGGGGAATGTATATACGAAGAAGCTGGTCACACCGGACGGCGACATCAACAAGAACATTGATGTACGATCAAGCATCATCACGGCAACGTCACCGGCATTTTACGAGCGTGCGTCTCTGCCAAAACCGGCACAGACAAAGATAACGATTGCGCCGACTTGGATTAACATTAATGGCGCGGGTTGCGTCTCTGCTGCTGACTGCGTACTGGACTTAAATTCTGCGACAGCTTGGGATAACGGCACATATGCAACGGCGGCCAGCCGCGCGGGTAAAGATTTCTATATTTATGCAGCAAAGCCACAATCTGGCAACGTACCCGCTTTTGTACTGTCGGCAAACGCCACCTGCCCGACTGGGTATACTGCAGGCAATGTCCGCCAGATTGGCGGCTTCCACTGCCTTTGTAAGTCCGTGGGCACGATCAGCGGCCACGCTCTTTCGGGGTACGTGACCGGCGACATCTTGCCGGCATCCGTGTGGGACCTCAAGTGGAGGGCAATCGCATCGAATGCCGGAATGGTGTGGTGTGGCACAGCTTGGGTGGACATCTACCTTGCAGGATGGGATGGCTCGAAGCTTGTATCACAGTACGGCGCTACAATCCAGGATGGCTATTCGCCGGTGCCGTGGCATGGCGAAAAATTCGTAGAATACTTCCACAAGCTCGGGAAGCGACTTATCTGGCGCGATGAATTTGTCGATTTTGCAAAAGGCTCGAATGAGAAAACCAACATTGCGGGCTCGGCTGATCCGGGCACGACCGGAGGCCATGTAGATACCGCAGGCCGACGTATGATTTCTAACTACGGCGTAGAAGATTGCGTAGGCGTGCAGTGGCAGTGGTGTGGCGACATCTCAATGGTGCCAGCGAAGGCCGGAGCATCAAATCTCGTGGCAAATGATACAAGCTATTATCTCGAAAATTATACGTGGGATCCAGGAAACAGAGTAGGAGACGCGGAAGTAGATGGCGACAAAACAAAGTATGGCAATACATGGGGCGTTGGACCTGTTCGCTTGCTCGTCGGTGCGGACTGGGTTGACGGGTCGTCTTGTGGCTCGCGGTCGGTCCATGGTCTTAGCCTGTCGGCTCGCCGGATTGTCAGCAACGCTGGTCGGGGCGCGTCTGAGCTGAGGTCGGCGGCTC